CAGCCAATACGTTTGTGCCTAATATGCCTTGGTCTAATATAAACGCTTGGGCAAATGCTGGACCAGTAGAAAAGTTAATTACCGCATTAATTACAGGTAACGTCATCCTATGCTGCCATTAACAGTCTGGTTTAATCCATTCTTCTGATTAATCAAGAATGAGTTGTAAACTAATTGGCCAAACTCTCCAGCGTTAGGGGCTAACTCTAAAGTAACTTGTACTGGTGTTTGGTTGATTGCTCCTGTATTACCACCAGCTTGACCAAATGGAGTACCTACAAACGGCACAGATGGCACGTTTGATAGACCGGTTTGCCCTGGGGCTATATTTCTTACTGGGTCATAGATTGCTAAACGTGCAATAGTGGCTCTGAAAGCAGCTTCTAATTGTGCGGCTGCATCTCCCAATTTCTTAGCGGCTTCTGCAGCTGCCATTTCAGCCAATATCTTCTTAGCCAATGCCTCATTGTTATCTAAGATTGCTAATTGGGCTCTGATGCGTAGTTTAGTCTCTTCATCGGTAGCAGCATTAAGGGCAGCAGTTAACCCAATACGCTCTAGATCAAATTTGTCTTTCAAAGCATCTACCGCAGTCTTAGCTTTTAATAAAGCATTCTCCTGGGTGCGTAAAGCAACAGCTTCTTTAATCTTCTTCTTTTCTTGGATCTTGGCTAACTCAGCACCAGCACCTGATCCCAAACTATAAGTGAAGTTAGATTTAGGTATCTCTGATTTTAATCGCCATTCGCCATTAACTTTGACTACATTGCCAGGTTTTAAGGTTGCCGCAAATCTACCTACACCACTTATTAATTTGGCTACAGCATTTGCTAAACCCTCAATTTGTGAAGTTAATGTAACTAGAGTTGTATCACCGCTTAATTTTCCTAAAGCATCTAATAAGCCTTTACCAATAATTTCACTTGCATTAGCACTGGCTACTTTGAGCTGATCCATCTTGCCTGCATAAGTATCTAATCTAGCGGCAGCCTGACCAGTGAATTTTGCATCTAGTTCAGCCATGATCTTATCCATGTTGCCAGTAGCTAGTGTGGCTTTGCTTAATCCTGCGCCTAATCTAGTTAGGGCTGTGGTCTGACCTGAGTAGCCTTTAGCCAGGGCTGCGCTGACTTCTTGAACGCTCTTGCCAGTGGCAGCTGATACGTTTAAGGCAGTTGATAAGGCTTGCTGGCTTTTAGTTATAGATCCGCTAGCTGTAAGTAATGTTTGGAATGCCGGGCGCAATTCATCATCTAGTACGCCATATAACTTCTGTAGATTAGCTATGTAGTATTCAACGTCTGGGCTAGAGAATGCATAGCCAGTATTCTTTAATTGTAATTCTAAAGATTTGGCGGCTTTCTCATCAGCTGCAAATGCCATTACTGCATTCTTGCCAAACTTTGCTAATGCAGCAGCACCTAGATATTTAGCAAATGTTTTACCCAATTGCTTGGTTTGCTTCTCAAAGGCAGTTAGATCTTTCTTGCCTTTAGCAAGTCCTTTGCCATTATATTCAGATAAGATCGAGAAAATTAAGTTAGCCATTTACTGCCTTTCTAATCTCCGTGCGCTTAACAAACTTAGCGGCAGTCTGGTCTAATGCTTTTAATATGTGAGACATGGCCTTGCCCTGCTCTTCTGATGCAGCTCTAAATATTAATCTACCTTTTTGCTTATAACCTCTGTTATTACCGACCATACCCTGTGGTCTGGCATTAGCCAAAGGTCCAGCAGCTGCAATAAATTGTGCGCCTGCTCTAGGGTTATTTGAATGAGAAATGCTTTTATCTGTATTGCTTACGTCTCTACCTATCCAAGGTGCGCCACCTGGACCTGATTTACGGCCAGCAGTTTCATAGATAGCACCTGGTGCGCTTATGTTAGATACATAGTTACTAGCAGCCCAGCCACCCTTATTGCGTTTATTCCTACCAGCACTATATTTAATTCCTTCTACTACCTGAGCATGATTGTATTTAGGAAATGTGCGGTACTTCATTGGTCCAGTAATACCAGCTGATTTAGTCCAGCCTGATAATACTTCAGAATCTTGTGGAGCGTAACCTCTAGCCTTATCTCTAATAGGCAACATGGCCGCTCTTATTTGTGCTTGCACGTCTTTTAATAGATCTTTATCTACTTCACCTAGGGCTTTTTTCATCTCTTTAATGCCTGTTACGTTTACTGGCATTTTTGATCTCCTTAGCTCGATCCGATAACACCTGGACTATTGCCCTAAGCATCTCCGAATCCATGTCTATAAAAGCCTGGGGCGCAATTCCTGTCTCTACCGAAAGACTGGCTATCGTGTAGATTATTGAATCACGCTGTGTTATTTTTTTTCTTCATCCAATACTTCAACGGTATCTAGAGAATCAATAAACTCTAGGCCGAAGACTGGCACGACCACATTAGCCCTACGTAAGCACTCGTGAGCAAGGAAGTAGATCTCCGTTTGCCGTTCGTGATCACGTAGGACCTTTGAGATTCCTGCGCCATACTTTAACTCGAAAGCGTACTCAACACCCGGAGTAATCTTATGTTCAGATACTTCTCCGTTAGCCCTTGTTATCTTTAGCTTTGCCATTAGTTCTCCTTATGATACTGCTACAGTAATTACGCTGTTGCAGGTAAATGTAATGCTTTGTGATGAAATATCGCCAACAGCACCATTAATGTTTTGTAGGTTATTAACCAATACAGTAGTGGAATATGATGGATTTGTCGCTGATGCCGCACCTGATGCTTGCTTGATTACCAAAGGTACAGTTGTACCATAGGCAGCACGCAAAGTAGGGATAACAGTTGCAGCTGCATTATCATTTAGGAAATCCAAAGTGATAGTGCTTGCTTCTAATCCTTTAGCGAACTTGTGAGCGGTATCCATTCTGTTACCACCTTTCGGCGAGTAAGTCATTTCTGCTTACTTCTGTATCTTTACCATTGATACAGATCAGACTATATCTTCACCCTATTTCTAGGGGCTTCGCGTGTAGTCGTTACGGACTCTCTGCTTTCGCAGGTTGCCTCGGTATTAACCCTTTTCTGGGGGCCTTCACCGATATAGCGAAGTAGTTATTGTGTCAGCTTACGCTGCCACCGGGCAATATTGTCTACCCATTGCTGTTACCTCAAGTTCGTCAAATGATTGATTAATAGTCACAGATGTAACATACGCTGACAAGTCAACGCTATTGAATGTTACAGATGCAGTATTATTCAAAAATATGGCCATGATTACTCCTTTTCTTTTTCTTTAGTTGGTGCAGGTTTTGGTGCTTCTTCGATTTGACCTATCTTTTTCAAGAAGGCTAAATCTTCAGGGGTTAGACTCATTTTAACTCCAGCTCGTTAGAATTGATACAGTGATCTCTGACGTTAATAAATCTCCACTTGCCACACTAGCGATAGCTGGAGCGGAGACACTTGATATGTTTAGCACCAAAGATGATGCGTTTAGTTTGTTTACGACAGCTACAATAAAATCTTCTATTCCTTTAAGATTACCTTGGTTATCTAGGGCTGGCTGGCAGATCAGCACTTTGAAGTTTGCTAATGGTGCGATGCTTGTGTAGTCATTATTAGATGGCACTAAATATGGATCACCAGGAGTAATTACAACGCTATTTGGAATTAAGGTTGCTGGTGGGAAACTAAAGGTATTCCATACACCAGTGTTAGTCAGATCAGTTGCAAGTGTTGATCTAAGTGTAGTGATTGCGGCTGTCATTAGCCGACCATTGTGTTAGGGCTAGAGTAAGGCGCAATGAGACCTCTCACTCTGTTTATAAGCTGGTAGCCCATGGCATAACGGTTAGGGCTCATGCCATCCATACCGTTGCCCCCGTTCTGAGACACTTGACGTGCTTGGAAAATATCCACGGCAATTATCATGGCAGCCTGATTTACAGCTGGTACTGCACTATATGCAGATGTTTTATAGCCAGGTCCGGTGCATAGTCCGTAAGGCAAGATTCTATGGAATGGATCATCAGCATTTACTTTAGCAAATTGAATTACTGAATAACCATTTGGATAATTACTAAATGCGTATGTACTCCAGAATGCTGTACCTATTGATGCCGGTACTGTAGTGCCAGGATATGCTCCGGTAATTGTATGAGTGCCGTTATAAACACCAGCACCAGATGCGGTAATAGTCACGCTCTGGCCAGTTACAAATATGCCAGGGTTAGCAAGTAGTACGCTGGCAACGTTATTACTAATGCTTGCACCAACCACTGGTGCGCTATTAAACCAAAGATATGAATTGAGAAGGTCTTCCGATGTTTGACAGATAGATTCTAAATCGGCATCGGAGTAGAGAGACCCAATACCAAGATTTGCTCTTAGTTGGGCTACGGTTACGTAACTAGCGGCCATCTCTACTCCTTTGCTAATAGCTCCCTAGGGCTAGGGCTACTAAACCCTAGGGATTCTTAATGTGTTGCTTTTATTACGCTGTCATGTTGAAGCGTTGTAGGCCAGTAGACACAAGTGTCTTAGTTGCCAAGTATCCGTACAGCATCAGTTCGATCTCGCCTGATGTTGGCACGTTAGTTGAAAGTCTCAAAACTGGGCTCTCATAAATTGCGATTGCTGATGGTACAACAATGAATGCTGAATCATCAATAGATGTTGCAACCATGTTTGAATCAACATATAGATCCAAGCCAAGGATGTTTCCACGGATTGAAGTAGGTGATGATGAACCTGCTGCATTGTAAGGATTTGTAGCAGTAAAGATTGGGCGATCAGTTGTATCTTTTGCTGCAATCAGTGTTGACCATTGTGAAGTACCAGCAATAAATGCAGTTGCTAGTTCACCAGTGCCAAGATAAGCAGCTGGTCCAGCTTGTGCAACGAATGCTTGTAGTCCAAGGTAGGTAGTTGCTTGTGATGTTGCGAGTGTGCCACCAGCTACGATTTCAGCAATTACTGCTGCATCTGTTGCCTTGTTGTAAGCACGTGTCATGTTGTCAAGCATTGCCTGGAAGAATGCAGGATTATCAGATGAACGCTCTAGTAGTTCTACTGAGTAGCGTTGTAGTCCAGCGTACTTCTTAACAGTTGCATTTACGTATGCAGATACGATACCAGTCTCAGATGGACCAGCACCTTCTGCGGTCTCTGCAACAGTACCTGAAGTAGTAATTTTTGGATGTGAGATTGTCATTCCAGAAGACGGAATTACTTTAGCTCCACCACATGCCTCGATTGTTGGGCGTGATCCGATAAGAGTATCAACAACAGTTGTTGCATAAGATACTGGTGAAAACGCTGGGTTGGTTGTAAATGAATCGTCAGCAGCTGTAATCTTCTGTGACTTTGCATCTTCTCCGCGTACCCAAAGAGATGCTTCGTGATCTCCTAATTGTGCTTTAACTGAATACTGTAAGTATTTAGCTTGTGAATTAATTGGCGTACGTGGCTCAGCATAGATAGCAGCACTAATCGTTGGACGTGCGGCTTCTACTGGAGCAACCTCTGCCGGTGTAACAGTTGGCTCTGGAGTTGTATCCAAGATAGCCTCACTTTCCGTAGTAGTTGGTGTTGCAT